GCAAGGAACGGGCGGCCTTTATCCTGCCAAGCAAGTTTGCTAAAATCCTTTCTAATATTGTTCCGGAAGATTGCATGGAAGTAGAAATATCGGTAAATCAGACTAATATTTTATTTGAGTTTGATTCATACCGGTTAGTCTGCCGTATGATTGAAGGCCGGTACCCTAACTATCGTGCCGTTATCCCTCAAAAACAGCCCAATCGTGCAGTATTAAAGAAAGCCGATATAGTCTCAGCTCTAAAGCGTGTATCTGTCTTCTGTGACAGCAACTCATCTCTGGTAGTACTCAAATTCGATTCCAGTTCTCTTAAAATAGCAGCTCATGATTTAGACTTTTCTAAGTCTGCAGAAGAAACGATCAACCTGCAGTCAGGCTGTGATATTGAAATAGGTTTCAAGAGCAGTTTTTTGATAGAGATGGTAAACAGCATTCCTTCGGAAGATATTGCTATCACCATGAGCGATCCGTCGAAAGCCTCAATCTTTACCCGCTGCGATGAAGAAGTTCGTAGCCTTACTTATCTATTAATGCCTTTATCAATTAATTATTAATACCATGGGAAAAGAACATCAATCACCTAAACAGGTTATTCAATCGTATTTGGAAGAGAGAGCAAAGAGTGATCCACTCTTTGCTACTTCCTATGCAAAACCAAATAAGAAAATAGATGAATGCTACGACTATATTATAAGCCAAGCCAAAAAACGTGGTGGTAGTGTTGTATGTATGTCTGACGATGAAGTATTCGGGTTAGCGGTCCATTACTATGATGAAGACAATATCAAAGTAAATAAGCAATCAAAATCGAAAGTGGTAGTTCCTAAGCAACCTGAAAAGCAAAAGGAACTTACGTTAACAGCTGAGAAGTCTAAACCGGAACAGGTTGCTCCTAACAAACGTAAAGGGAAAAAAAAGGAAATACCATCAGGGCAATTTTTATTATTTGAGGACCTATGAAACCAAAAACAGCATTACAGAGACAGGTTGTAAAGCTAAGTGCTAAGCTTCCTGCTATTACTGAGAATCAGACCGCTTGGGCAATAAAAAATTGTTTTGAGGTGGAAGGATTCCATAGGGCTAAAAAGATTTGGTGTACTGAGTGCGGAGAAGTCTTTGAGGCTAAAGAATCCTATTTATCATACTCCTTGCTGGGCATCAATTGTCCTTGTTGTGGTAAGCATCTCAAAGTACAGGGGAGTCGTAAAAGGGTATATTCACCTCAATCAATGTATTTCACGATTATAACCACAATCGAAGGATTTCAAGTTTTAAGGCATTTTGTTATTGCCAAGTCCTGCCGCGTAGGCCAACCTGCCGACATGAAGATCAACGAAGCTGTGCAGAATTGGATATCTCCCAAAGGTATTGAGGTAATAATGTCCAGATCATCCAGCTATTGCTATGGCGCTTATGATCATTGGTGTTGGAGTTCAGACATGGAAATACGTTCTGATTATGGAATGAAATACAAATACCACATTTGGGCAAGTCATATCAAAACCTTAAGACTACTCCCCAAACTGAAGTATGCGGGAATCGATGAGAATTTTAATGGTATCACTCCTGATATCCTATTCAGGATGTTATTGCGTTATCCGTTTGTTGAGACATTGATAAAGCAAGGTGATAAAGAACTATTGGAATATATGGAAGATAATATAACCCAAGTTGGAAAGTTCTGGCCAGCTATAAAAATAGCCAGACGTCACGGCTTTAAGATTACGAAACGTACCGATCTGAGAATGTATTTTGATTACTTGGAAATGTCCAATGCCATCGGAAGAGATATTCGTTCCCCTAAATACGTCTGTCCAAAGAATCTAAAGCAAGCTCACGATGAAGTGATGAAAATAAAACAGAAAATAGATGCTAAGATTGACTTTGAGAAAAAGAGGAAACAAGCAATAAAAGATGAGAGAGAATATCTAAAACAGAAAGGTCGTTTCTTCGGTATAGCATTTGGTGACAATCTTATCCAGATTGGCGTTCTACAAAGCGTTATGGACTTCTTAGAAGAAGGTAAAGAAATGCACCATTGTGTGTTTACCAATAAATACTACAGTAAATCAGACTCTTTGATTCTAACAGCTCGTATTGGTAATAAGCGCATCGAGACGGTTGAAGTAAATCTGAAAACTTTGAGTGTTGTCCAGTCACGGGGTGTTTGCAATAATAATACTGAGTATCATGAACGCATTATTGGTCTCGTAAAAAAGAATATGAACTTAATACGTCAGAAACTGACGGCATAGCATACAATGACCTATATAGAATATATAAACCAATTTTGGAAGATGAATCGGAGTGTAGAATTTAGCTCGAACGAAGTGTTTTTGTACTTTTACTTATTGAATGAGTGCAATATTCGGGGTTGGCAGAATCCGTTTGAACATCCCAACAAGACTATCGTCCTCGCAACCGGTATATCAGAAAAGACCGTCATTGAAGTTAGGAACAGATTGCAGCAAAAAGGTTTAATAACTTTCGAATCGGGTAAAAAGAATGCAAAATCGCCAGTTTATTACTTACTTGACGTAAGTAAAACGGTAAGTAAAAAGGTAAGTAAAGAGGTAAGCAAAAGGGTAAGTAAAACGGTTAACATTAAAGATAAGACTAAAGACAATAAGACAATATCTCCCTTACGCGTGGGAGAACTGTTTCCGGCTGATAGTTTTTTCGACAAGTCTTTGGACGATTGTTATACCGAACTTAAATCGAACCGATCATGGGCGGAAACAGTAACAATGAACACTCGTTCTTCTGGAAATCCTGATTTCACGCTAGAAGCCTTTTACGAGTGTTTGAAGCTGTTCTTTATGAAACTGCAAAATGAGGGTGAAACGACAAAATCGCCAAAAGATGCGATGTCGCACTTTGCCCGATGGTTGAAATTTGAACTTAACAACAAAAAAGATGGAAAAAGTAAGAGAACAAATACAAATCCAGAAACAGATGTTGAAGTGCGGACAATCAAGCTATGACCCCATTACATTGAAGAATTCCGCAGCCTTATTCCGTGAGTGTTGTCTATCAGCATGTTCAAAATTCAGTGTTAACGAAAGCAATCGTGAACTGATGAACGAGTTGTTTTTGTATCTTATCAGAGGGTCTAAAAAATTAGATCGCGATAAGGGATTATGGCTATATGGTCCGGTAGGTACTGGCAAATCTACAATATTAAAAATTATACAAACGTATGATAGACGCAGTAATGGGCTAGCCCCAAATGGATATTATCCATCAGGAGGCTTTCCTATAGAATCGGCATCATTTGTGACAAACCAATATTGTCAAAAAGGAATTGATGGAATTTTGAAATATGATGGTTCCAATGGCATGGCTATCGGCCTTGATGAAGTTGGTAGAGAACCAAAAGTTAAGTACTATGGGACAGAAATGGATGTGATACAGTACATACTTCAAATGAGATACGACAACAGAAGAGGTTGTATAACATTCGTAACGACCAATTTACTCCCGGAAGAGATCCATTTAAAATATGGAGAATATATTGCCGATCGAGTTAACGAAATGTTTAATGTTGTGGAAATCGGAGGTAAAAGTCGGAGATAATTGTATCTTTGAGAATTATTATAAAAAAACAAAAAACATGAAAGAAAAAAAACAGCAACAAGAAGATGATAATCAATTTAATATGAACCTTCTTTACGCATCTGAATTAGAAAAAGCAGTATTGGGTACATTAATGACTGACAAAAAGGCTTATGCGTTAATAAGTGATATTCTTTGTCCAGAATCTTTTTATGAACATCGACATCAACTGATATATGCTGCAATTATTGTCCTTGCGGTTAATCAAATGCCGATAGATATTCTAACTGTAAAGGAGCAACTTAGCAAACAAGGTGAATTAGATAAAATTGGAGGAACATCTTATATAATTCACTTGAGCAGCAAAGTAGCATCATCGTCTCAAACGCAGTATCATGCCCGAATCATTGCACAAAAGTATATATCCCGCCAATTACTTGCACTTGCAACAGATATTCGCTTAAAAGTATTCGATGAAACCCAAGATGTAGAAGATTTAATCTCGGAAATCAGAGGAAAGCTAACTGATATATCCTCATTAAATACGGAACATGATTGTATTCAGATTAACCCCGTGATTGATGAAGCCTATAAACTAATTCAGAAGGCAGCTACACGAACTGATGGTTTGAGCGGTTTGGAAAGTGGATTCACTAGATTGGATAAAATGACATCTGGCTGGCAGAATGGTGATTTGATTACTATAGGAGCACGTCCTGCAATGGGAAAAACAGCATTTATTATATCTATGCTAAGAAATATGGCGGTTAACTTCAGGATTCCAGTCGCTTTGTTTTCTCTTGAAATGAATAATGTGCAGTTAGTCAATCGTCTTATCACCAATGTCTGCGAAATTCCGAGTGAAAAAATCAAGAGCGGACAGCTTGCCTGTTATGAGTGGCAACAATTGGATTATAAACTGAAAGATTTGCAGGACGCTCCTCTTTATGTGGATGACTCACCACTTATGAAAATGGATGTTTTGTGCAATAAGGCACATTATTTAGTAAAAGAAAAGGGTGTTAAGTTGATTGCTATTGACTATGTTCAATTGTTATATAATGATGTCAAATATACTGAAAATAGATATTCGGAAATTAATTACTTCACAAGAAGATTAAAATCTTTAGCAAAAGAGTTGAATATTCCTATTATTATTACATCGCAATTAAATCGGGCAATTGAATCTCGTGAGGGAATTGATGCTAAACGTCCACAGTTAATAGATTTACGTGATAGTGGTACATTATGCGATGATTCTGACTTGATTCTTTTTCTACATCGACCAGAATATTATAAAAATTTTCAAGATGATCGAGGAAACGATATGCGAGGTATGGCAGAAATAATCATTGCTAAGCATCGTAACGGTGCAGTAGGTGAAATATTATTGCGATTCAAAGGCGAGTTCTGCCGCTTTTCAAATCTAGAGGAAGACATGTGCATTCCCATGCCTGGTGAACCAATCGGCACGATGTTTGGTTCTTCTTCAATTTCTAAAACTAAAGCGCCATCCTCTAAAGAAAATCAAATTAAAGATGAAGGTCCATTGCCTTTTTAAAATAATCGCTGAATTAATTTTCTTTTCAAGATTTTTTCTATCTTTGCAATAGAATGGTGTTGAGCCGGATTTTGAAGAAAAATCCGGCATTTGTTATTTGTAAGTTACTGAAACACTAAAGAATTCTCTTTGCTATGTCATACTTAATTTTAAAAATTAAATTTATGGCAAGTGAAGCAGTAAATAATTACATAACTAAGCGCTACGAGCGCTGGCTTGATTACTCCTTGTATCATTGTGGGCTTGCCGGTATTCCTGATGAAGCAACAGATGTCTTGAATGAGGTCATTTGTTCGCTCCTTCAAAAGAAAAACAAGTTACTGGACAAACTACTTGAAACAAGAAAAAATGGCTATACAGAGCTTGATTTCTTTGTTTTGAAGATGATAAAGCTGAATGCATCCTCTCCCACTTCACAGTATAGGAGTAGATACAAGCCCCTGCCTGCGGATGATAACGTAGATTACACGAGACTGGATATTGAAGATAGCTCAGATGAACCGGAGGATAGAAATGCTGAGATATTAGAGAAGTTGCATTTAGTAAGAGAGACATTTGAAAGCCTGGACCTTGGTACAGTGGCAGCCCGTGTCTTTGAATTCCATTTCTTTCAAGACGGAAACTTCTCGGAATGGGAAGGTCCAGAGACATTAAAGCAGTTGTATGAGATATACAACGGAGTACAAGAACTTATTAGAAAGAAAATAGCAGGAGAATCTATATTTTAGAATAAAATCTGCTATGGATAATGAAAATATTAAATATGACCCTCGCAATTATCGTATTCATGGGGAAGAAAACAAAAGGTTAATCAACAAGAGTCTAGCTGAATGTGGTGCCGGTCGATCAATTGTGGTCGACCGGGATGATGTAATCATATCCGGTAATGGTGTATATGAGCAAGCGCAAGCTCTTGGATTAAAAGTCCGCATTATTGAATCAGATGGGAATGAACTGATTGCAATTAAACGCGTAGATTTAGCTACTGATGATGAAAAAAGAAAGCTTCTCTCTTTTGCAGACAATCGTACATCTGATACATCATCATTTGATTTCTCATTACTTGTAGAAGACTTTGAAGTAAATCTGCCTGATTGGGGATTACTTAGTGATGAAATTGATTCATTGACAGAAGATGCTGATTCTAAAATACCAGAAGATCTGACTGCTCCTCGCCGTAAAGATCCTCCATATATAAAAATTGCATTCACTGACATGAAGCAGGCTGAATTATTTGAAAAAGAAATGAAGCCATTGATAGAGAAATTCGATGGGGCAAGTTATGTCTTTGGCGGTGGAGAATTATGAGACTGGAGAAAGCATCATATCAAGCTTCCAAATATGCATGTTTACATTTTCATTATGCACATGCTGTTCCTCAAGCAAGGCTTGGGTACTCCGTTTTCAATTCTGAAGGAGAATGGTGTGGTGTGATCCTCTTTTCGAACGGTGCAAATCAGTTCATAGCCTCCAGTTTCAATATGGTGCAGGGACAGGTGATGGAGCTTGTAAGAGTTGCCCTTAACGGAAAACAGGAATGCACTTCCCAGGCATTGGCCATGGCACTAAAGCTGCTAAAGACAGACGCTCCCGCTGTTAAGCTTATCGTCAGTTATGCTGACCGCAACCAAGGGCATATCGGAACAATCTATCAAGCAACGAATTGGTATTACTTAGGGGAGTATGCATCAGAACGTGGAATCATGTTAAATGGTAAACTGACACACAGGCGTTCCATTAACTCAAAATATGGAACTTCAACCATTGATTGGTTGCATGAACATGTAGATCCAAAAGCTGAAGTAATCAAAGGAGAAACAAAGATAAAATATGTATTTCCTCTTGATAAAAGATGCATAAAAACAATAAGATCAATGTCAAAACCATATCCAAAGAAAATATCTGTAACTAATGACACAAGCGAAAGATGAATCTGAAAAGAAAAAAAGAGGACGCAAATCAGCATATCAGAAAGAATATGCCAATCAAGCGTTAAAGCTCTGTCTGCTCGGTGCAACGGATAAAGAGCTCGCTGAATTCTTCTCTGTTTCCGAACAGACTTTAAATAAATGGAAGAAGGACTATCCCGAATTTCTTGAGTCCCTAAAAAAAGGGAAAAATATCGCGGATGCCAATGTAGCGTACCGTCTCTATAACCGTGCTATCGGCTATAACTGCAAGGCGACAAAGTTTGCTGCGACAGAAGGAAAGATTACCGATTCGAAAGAATACATAGAACATTATCCTCCTGACACGACAGCCGCTATATTCTGGCTGAAGAACCGGCAGCCGGAGAAATGGCGTGACAAGAAAGAAGTTGATGCAAATGTGAATCTTGGTGATGAACTGGAAGGATTGAGTGACGAACAGTTACAGGCTATTATTGATGGTAAAGAAGAAAAGTAAAAGAGAAATATTGATTCGTAAGGCGAAAGCTGCTACCATACTCCGCAAACGAATAGCAAAGAAAGACTTTTGGGCATTCTGTTTGTACTATGATCCGAAGTTTTTTTCTAAACGCCTGTTCCTAAAAAAGGTCGCCGAGGCGTTCATGCGTGTGTATGCATCATATCAAGCAAACATCATCTACCGCCTTGCTGTCAGTATGCCGCCACGTGCCGGTAAGTCTTATATATCTTCTCTTTTCATTGCTTGGATGTACGGTCATTTCCCCGAAGAATCTGTAATGCGTAACTGTTGTTCTGACACATTATACAACAAGCTCTCTTATGATACCCGCGATATTGTCAAATCAAAACGTTATCGTGAGATATTTACTGAGATTCACCTAAAAGGAGATAAACAGAATGTCAAAGGCTGGAATGTAGAAGGCGCTCGACAGGTGTCTTATTTCGGTGGTGGTGTTGGTGGTACTGTCATTGGTTTCGGTGCATCTATGCTCGCCATGACGGACGACTTATATAAGAGCCTGGAAGATGCGCTCTCAGACAATAATAACGAAAAGGTTTGGAGTTGGAAACAAGGTACGCATGATTCTCGTATTGAGGGAAGCTGTTGCATGATTGATATCGGTACTCGCTGGTCCTCTAGTGATGTCCTTGGACGTTTGGAAGAAGCTGGCAAGTACAATGAAATCATTCGTATTGCTGCGCTGGATGAGAATGATGAAACTTTCTGCGCCGATGTTCATACTACAGAATATTACAAGGAATTACGTTCTGAAACAGACGAAAGTATTTGGATGGCCGAGTATATGCAGGAACCGTTCGAGGCCAAAGGGTTACTATTCCCCAAATCGTCTCTCATGCGCTTCAAACTTGCCGATATTGCAGGGAAAAAACCTGATGGAACACTCGGAGCCTGTGATACTGCTGATAAGGGAGATGATGATTTCTGCGCACCATTCGCAAAGGTGTTTGGTCCAAAATACTTCATTACCGATATTCTTTTCACTAAAGATCCTGTCGAAATCACAGAACCACGCTTGGCACAAATGGTAATAGATACCGAATGCGACCAGCTACGCATTGAGTCAAATAATGGTGGTCGTATCTTTGCTATCAATGTGCGTAAGCTTGTTACATCAAAAAAGAAATCGTGTGTTATACAAGCCCGGCCAACAACCCAGCACAAGGAAACACGTATCATAATGAAAGCTGGCTGGATAAAAAAGCATTGTGCTTTTCTTGATGAAACAGAATATTCCAAAGGATCAGACTACGGTCGTTTCATGAAAGCGTTTACCAATTACAAACGTGAAGGTGATAACGCGCATGACGATGCACCAGACGGAATGACCATCCTTGCAGAATTTGCAGAATCGCTTGGCTTGAAGTTCAAAACATCTACTCGTAAGGTGGGGCGTGGATAAATTTTAATTCAAATTATTCAACAATTCCAAATATGTTTCCCTATGTGACTTTATGTTATTAAGAGATACTAATATACTTTCATATGTCTTTTTTAAGATATTGTCATTTGGTAATGTGGATTTCAAATTGAAATCGGAGTCTATAGATGCAGATTTATCAATAGACTTTATAGATTGAAATTGGATTTGTAAGGTATTTGATATAGCACTAATCGCTTTATCACAACCGCTAATACATTGTATATATTCACTTTTTGTCATATTCATCTTATAATTTAGAGTTTATATGCAAATGTAATACATTCCTTTTAATTATATATATTTTAAGAGAAAATATATGCCAGACATTAAGGATATTCTAAAAAATGAAGATTTCGGTAGCATAGTAGGTGATTTATGCGTTGATACCCGTGATAATCGTAATCCTCGTGAGTATATGGAGGAATACAACGGAGATAGAACCCGTCGTAAAGAGTCTGTTGGATATCGGGAGTCTAAAAAGATTGCTGTATATTCAGATACAGAAGTAGAAATTGACCCCGAAACAGGAGCCGAAAAGCCAAAGAGACTAGAAGACAAGACTGTCGATGTAGCTAAGGTCGTAACCAACCTACCTAAAAAGATCGTCCGCACATCTGTTGCTTTTCTGTTTGGCGGTGAAATGACTATCACAGCAGAAGATTCGAATGACGGATTTGATGAGTTTAAGAAGGTCTATAAGCGAAAGCTCAAGATGCAATCGGTATTGAAAGAGTTTGCTCGCAAAGTATTGTCTGAAACTAAAGCAGCTATTGTATTCTATCCTGTCACTAAAGATGACGGAAAAAGCCAGTTGAAGGTTAAGATTTTATCTACTCCCAAGGATAGTAATGTCGAATGTGAATTTTATCCACACTTTGATGAAGACGACGATATGGACGGCTTTATCTATAAGTACAATGCAGAAGTCAATGGCCGTACTTGCGAATGCGTGAAAGTCTATACGAAAGATGTTATCTATTCCGGTATTATGGACGGTGTTTGGCAAGTGAAAAAGATAAAGAATCGTTTTGGCAAGATTCCGGTAGTATATGCCGAAGTCTATTGTCCGGATTGGGAAGATGTCGCTAATTTGATAGACAAGAAAGAAATGAGACTTTCCCGCCTATCAGATACTAATGACTACTTTTCAGAACCGATACTGAAAACTTATGGTTTGGCTAATCTTCCGAGCAAAGAAACTGTAGGCAAAGAGTTAAACTTTACTATGGAAGTAGATGCGGATACCGGTAATGCATATCACGGTGATGCAGATTACTTAGCATGGCAACAGTCCTGTGAATCCGTAACACTTGAACTTAACCAGTTAGATGATGCAATACATTCCGGATCTTCAAGTCCTGATTTATCTATGAGTAAACTAATGGGGCTTGGCAACCTTAGTGGTACCTCACGTCGTTTTATGTTGATTGATGCAGAGATTAAGGCATCTGAACAAATGGAGATATTCGGCCCGGCAGTTCAACGTACAGTGGCAATAGTTCAGGCTGGAATGGCTAATATTACGCACACTAAATATGCATCACAATTAAAAGATAACTACATTGAGGTTGAGTTTGGTAGTATTCTCCCACAAGATCTAGCTGAAGAACTTAAGAACCTTGAAACTGCTTCTCAATTCAATAGCAAGGAAACGATTATAAAGAATTCACCATACACTGACGATGTGGAAACAGAATTGAATCGTAAGAAGCAAGACGAAAAAGAGACTGCACAGAATAATTCATTTATTGGAGCAACTTTATAATCTATGCCCGGACTTTCTTTCTACGACAAACAACATATACAGAAAATTGCTGCACAGCAGGCCGTAATAGCCAATATCTTTAATCAGTTTATACTTTCTGTTTCCCCGTATCTCCGTAAATGGTCTGATGCGGGGAAAAACAATGTATGGATAAGTAATCAGGGAATAGAGAGTGCAGTTGACCGGGAACTGCTGAATCTTGAATCAATGCTATATGCTAATATCTCTGCATTTCAAAAGGACGGTTGGGAACGAGCAGAAAGAAAGAATGATGATTTTATTTCCCAGTTCATCAAGGGAATGTCTATTTCCAGTGTAACAAAAGATGGTATGTTCGCTCATAGCTTATCTGCATTTGAAGCTCTAAAGAACGATATAGATGCTAACGGATTCAAGTTATCTGATAGAGTTTGGAATATTACGCAACAAACGAAATCGCAACTCGAATTCTATCTTGATAGTGGCGTAGTTGCCGGACGTAATGCAAACGGAATCAGTAGTGATATACGGCAAATTTTGCAAAATCCCCAAAAACGCTTTCGTAGGATCCGGAATGAGAAAGGTGAATTAGTTTTGTCTCAACCGATGAAAGATTACCACCCAGGGCAAGGGGTTTATCGTTCAGCATATAAAAATGCTCTCCGGACATCTGCAACAACTACGAACATTGCTTATCGAAGTGCAGACTATGAACGTTGGAGTAAACAGGATTTTATACTAGGTATCGAAATACATCGTTCTAGCAATAACCGTGGCCCATGTAGGATATGTGATGCAATGGTCGGCAGATATCCGAAAACGTTCAAGTTTACAGGCTTTCATCCTTTTTGTATCTGCTTTGCCACTCCTATCACCATGGAGCCGGAAGATTTTGCTGATTTCTTGCTGAATGATACGGTTCCGCAAGGTCAGACTATTACGGATATTCCCCAAGCGGCAAAGGATTTTGTTGCCAAGAATAAAAACGAGCTACAATCCACTTTCTGGTATAAGGATAACTTTTTAGAAAATGAGACATCAGAAGAAAAGGAGGGACATGTAAGACAAAAAACTGAAAAACAAGAGAATGTTGTAAAACCTAAAAATGAGACATTTGATATTTATCCTACTAATAATGGGAATGTTCGAATCAGTTCACTTCATGGTAAAAATGAGAAGGAAGAAAATTTAAAAGTAGCATCCTATTTAGCGAATAAATATGGGTATGAGATTGCTTTGATAGCAAACCCTGATAATAAAAAATCCGCGGACTCATTCAATAAGACATTAAATGTGGCACAAGAATATAAAATGAATATGACGGCTACAAAAAGCTCAATAGATAATCTGCTACGTTCTGCTGCAAGACAAGCAGATAACGTGGTATTGTGGATAGAATCGGATATCTCATTGAACGAACTCAGTACAGCTATTCACAGCCGTGTAAAAAGAAGTAAAATAAAAAGTGTGACAATTGTAAGAGGTAATAAAGATAAGACTTATCATAGAGATGAGATCATACAGAATGACTTTAAAATACAACAGGCAGACCTGATATGATCAAATCTGCCTGAGGTGGGGTGTAAGCCCTTTCGGGTGAACACCGAGACAAATATACGATTTTTTTTAATAACAAACAAATTCTCAGAAGTGAGTATTTTATGGAAAAATTATATTGGCTTATATTTTAATAGAAAATCGTTATGACAATCATTGATGCAATTAAAAAGGGCTTGAAAGCCGCAGGTGTAAACGAAAAGTACGCTGCTAAGGTGCAGAAACTATTCAAAATCGAAAAGGAAGAAGATATCGACACTTATGTCGCCTTGTTCAAGGACAATATTCTTCCTGACCTTGAAGATACATCAGCAGTAGAAAAAGCGAGAAAGGATGCTATCGCTGAGTACGAGAAGAATAATGGTCTGAAGGACGGTAAACCTATCAAACCGGTTAAAAAGACAAAGAAAACGGCAAAATCCGAAGAAGATGATGAGGACGAAGACGAGGACGAAGATTTCGAAGGTTTGCCTGCTTCTGTTGTTAAGTTGTTGAAAGCTCAACAGAAGCAAATTTCCGAGTTGACCGCATCTGTTTCGACTGTCGCTTCAACACTAACAACTTCTACAAAACAGGCGTCCGCCAGAACACTGTTTGCAGAAGCGAAGCTTCCTGATAAATGGTTCAATCGTATTGATGTCAATTCTGAAACTTCTATCGAAGAACAGATTAAAGGGTTGCAAGAAGAATACGCTGAAATCAGGCAGTCGGTAATAGATGATGAGGTCGCCGGCGGTGGCTACAAGCCTAATTCCTACAAGCCCAAAGAACGTTCAGAGAAAGAATGGCTGGAACTAATGGAGGACGAGGAAGGTGCTAATAACGGGACTGCCAGCCTTGGACTTGAAGAATAATAATTAATAATTAAAAGCTATGTTCAGAAAAAAGCAAAGTGAATTTCAGTATGCCCCCGGAATCGAAAAGATTATCGAGGACATTCAGGGTGGTGGAACTATTACCCGTGCGGAACTGAAGGGAATCATTGATGAACTTCCTCCGCTTGTTATAGTGGGTAAGGACGCTAATGGTCTTTATCATACTGTTAAGACTGGAAGAGTTACGGCTGTTGCGGCTGCCGATGCAGTAACTATTCAGGTAGCAAAGAATCATGTGTTTAAAGTTGGGGAAGCGGTTACAATCGGCGGTGCTTTAACTGGAGCTTCCGATGTAATCTCCGCAATCGACAAGACCGCCCCGGCCTATGACACAATAACTCTTGCCGGTCCGATTGGGGCTGCGAAAGTAGATGATGTGTTAGTGCTTGTAACTGCTAAAGCTGCTGCAAAAGCCGCTAAGTTCAAGTATGTACCGGAAGTTATCACAATGAACAAGGTCGATGTAACGGTTGCTAACCAGCAATCCGGACTTCTGGTACGCGGTACTGTAAATGAGGCAGTAATGCCTTATCCAATTGACGAAGCGATGAAGGCGTTGCTTCACTTTATCCGTTTTGTGTAATCCATTAATTCATAACTATATATGGAAAGAAGTTTAATTAAACAAGTGAACCGTAAGAATATGGGCGCCCGCCTTAACTCGCGTAAGGTCAAGCCGGTGTTCTTCCCTAATTTCTTCGGTGTAAAGCAGAAGAACTCTCTGAAATGGGAGACTCTTACAGGCGAAAAAGGTGCACCAGTTATCGCTGACGTTATTTCATTCGATTCTTCCGCACCGCAAAAGAAACGTGAAGTTATCGGTAAGATGTCAGGTGATATTCCTAAGACTGCTGTAAAGCGGGGTATGAACGAAAGTGATTGGAATGAATACCAGCAACTCAGCCGTGATTGTGAAGGCGATTCAGATTTGAAATCACTTCTTGACCTTGCGTTCAAAGACCAGGACTTCGTATATAACGCTGTTCGTGGTCGTTTCGAATGGTGGTGTATGCAGTTGATGTCTAAAGGTGGATTCGTCCTCAATTCAAGCAATAACAATGGTATTGTTACTGAAGAATTTGTAGGCTGTGGTATGCCTAATGAAAACAAGAAGGTTGCTGCTGTGGATTGGTCTAAGTCAACAACGGCCGACGGCTTGCAGGATATTGAAGATACCGTAGTTGCCGCTTCTGCCGAGGGTGTCACTATCAAATACGTAGTAATGCGCAAAGATAGATTTGCTCTATTGAAGAAGCAGAAGGCTGTTATTGAAAAGGTTAAGGGCTGGATTAATCAGAAAGAAAAGCTGACTATCTCCAAGAAAGTTATCAATGAGTATCTTGCCGCCCAAGAGAATACGGAAGGTGTTCAGATTGTTCTTGTAGGTCCGTCTGTTCGTATTGAGAATGCTGCTCATCAACGTATTACGATTAATCCATGGGAATCCGCTAACATTTGTTTCTTGGAAGATTTGCAGTGTGGTGACATTCAGCATGGCCCTATTGCAGCAGAGCATTCTGTTGAATACAAGAAGAAAGCTTCCACGTTGAAAAAAGACTTTGTTTTTATCAGCAAGTGGTCTGAGCTGGAACCGTTCAAAGAGTGGACTAAAGCGGAAGCTAACGCTATTCCGGTAATCAATGACCCTGATGCAATGTACATCATGAAAACTGATGGCCAGTCATGGACGGAAGGCGAAGATACTGAAAAAACAGACGAAGAGGGTTATTAATCATCTATTATGGCAACAATCAGAGAAACAATACTGGAATATCCCTCTATTGAGGATATGGAAGGCTTTTTGAAAAAGGTAGTCTTTGTAAAGCGCGGTATTAATCCCGAAGCGGAATGTACTGCTGAAAACATGAAGCAAGTCGGTCTTTGCGTTGCTGATACGTATGCCATGATGGTAAACTCACAGGATTTCAGTGAGAATAAGCTTTCTGTTACTCATCCCCGTTCTTTCTATATCCAGACTGCAAAGCAGTTGTATATAGAGAATGGGGAACCGGAGAAGGCCGGTAAGCTTGGGAAACGAATCATTATCAAGGGAAGGGCAGGGAACAGATGGTAAAACGGTATCCACATACAGCGATAGTAACTATGTCTGCTAAAGGACGGCTTGTTGACGGTGAATGGGTTCCGGGAATACCGGTTGAAATATCTGTCTCCGGACGTTATGACCCGGTAAGCGATGGAAGAATCGTTCTCAAGCGTAATTCGGCTGGTGATGAAGCGCAAGTACATGGCTATTTCTATACCAAAATGCAGCCGCCGGCTGGTAGTAAGTTTTTGCGTTTGAAAGTCGAATCAAAGGGTATTGATGTACCGGTTATCTGTTGGGAACCTTATCAATCACATTCAATGATTAATGTATGAGAAACGGTATGACACCTCTTTTCGACCAACAGTCACTAGAACGTTGGTTCGAACACTATGAAAATCGAGCAGAAGAAAGAATACTAAAACTTCTACAAAGTGCTGGTGAGAAATTTATTGAGGTGGCCCGTAAAAGAGCTTCATTCGATGACCATACGGGTAATCTTCGTTCCTCTATCGGATATGTGATTGCCAAAGACGGTGAGGTACTCACAGAGAACTTCACGGAGAGCGATAAGGGGACTGACAAGACAACTGGTAAGTACAAAGGTCGTAGGCTTGCAGAAGAAGTCTCTCTTTCTCATACTGGCGGTTATGTGTTGGTTGGTGTTGCAGGAATGGAGTATGCGGCAGCAGTGGAAGCTAAAGGGTATGAGGTCGTTTCAGGAGCTAATACGCAATGTGAGAAGTATCTAAGAGATTCATTGAAATTAATTTTTAGTAAGATGTAATTATGGACGAGTTTGATGCTGTTGATATAGTTTATGATGCTGTGGTCGATGCGGATACCGATATTGTGATTTACAAGGATGCATCAGAAGCGGGTGTTACTAATGAGCATATCGTTATCAATCACCTGCAATTGAATGAGCTCGACTTCATTAATAAAGTGCCTGTTAACGTCAATATCTTTGTCCCTTTGAATGAAAACGGCATGCCCCGACGTCAGCGCATGAAGGAACTTAGGCGTAAGGTTAGGAAATCGCTTGATTCAATCAATAGCAATGACGGTACATGTAAAGAAGTGACAGTTCTCTGGAGTGTTCCAATGCCGGACTTAAAAGAGAAATTCGCTTGTACAAATATTAGATTAGAAATTTTAATAGAACAATAATTATGGCAGGAGAAGTAAGACCTATCGCTATGGGCGTAGGCAGTATTAAATTCGGAACAGTCGGTGACGGTGTCCCTGGAGCGGACCTCAAAGAATTCCCTCTTCCGACAAAAGGAAGTGTTGCATTCAACTTTGCAGACCCAAAGGAGATAAAGGTTGAAACGGAAGGGAGCGATGAACCTTTGTTTGTTGAATTCGTAAAAGATACAACAGATTATATTGAGTTCTCTATTCCTACCCCTTCTAACGAAGTACTCAAGGAGTTAGCGGGTGGTGATATTGACACGACCGGCGGTAAAAACATCTGGAAGAAGCCAATCAATGTCCCTTCTATATCGAAGACATTCCAGTGTGAAACGGTGCCTAAAGCCGGTAAAAAAGTAATCTATACCATTGTTAATGGAAAGGTTACGTCCAAGATTTCACAGGCTCCTGGTTCTGAACAGGCAGAGTTATTGCTTGTACGCGTATATGTGCAAGCAGCCATAACGGCAGCCGGAAAGAAACAGACAGCCTTTATGCGTGAAGTCGTAGCAGTTGTCGATGGCGGAGCTGAAGAGTAAAATGGCTTCCTGTATAGCTAAGTTGGTTAAAGCACTACGTTGTTAGTAGAGACCGGTGGTTCGAATCCACCTACAGGAACAAACAATTTGAAGGATGGAGCCGAAAGTATTGAGGGTTAGTCGCGAATAACCGGAAATATTGCTTGGAAGTACAACGGGCTAGGCTCCTTGAGGAAATTATGAGTATAAAAAACTTATTTCAGCAAGAATCGGAATCTGTAACGGGCCAGCCTGTCAAGATTCCATTTGATTTCACAAACCGAGATTCTATCCCTGAAGGGAAGAACCCCGGCGACTGTATTGTAATAAAGCCTATCACCGTCCGGACATGGTTTAAAATTCGCCCGCTTCTCCTTGAAATTGAAAAGGAAGATATCGATAGGATGATTGTAAAAGAAGGGGAACTGCCGGAAGACTTTCCGGAGCTAATGAACAAGTACGGAGAATTACTTCTTGATGTCGTCTGCCTGGGGATTCACAATAAGCCCAACAATCCACCGGAATGGTTCAAACAGGTTCTTGCAGACAATTCTACATGGGAAGATATACGGATACTATTCAACGCAATCATATATCGTATAGGGTATCACCCTTTTTGCACCTCTATCACGATGTTTCGGAACGTGAGCCCGCTACGAGAGACGGAGATAATAGCCGCTCAGAAAAATCTGCAAAGCTGGAAGGATACAACCAAAGTCGATTCTTAGTTATTGCAAAAGAAGCTCTAGGATTGACTTTTAATGAGACGCTGGATAGTAGCTATGGATTAATAGAGATATTGCTTCAGGAGTACTCCTTTGTAATGAGCGAGCGAAATAAAACGACTGATGAAGACGGAGAAGTCGAAGGACGAGACTATGAATGGATAGAGCTACCAAGTTTTGATAATCCAAACGAGAAGATCCGGATGAAAAGATATTATGATATTAACGGGAAAGTCAAAAGATAAAGTAATTTGCCATTGTGTTTATATATTAGGTTAACTGTTTTTTTATTAAATTGATTTAGAGTTGTTTTTGGTCCCTTGTGTCTGTGAAGATACAGGGGATTATTTTTTCATTTCTTGAAGCATCTGATTGAGAGAAGCATTATCCTGCTGTAGATTTTTAATCAATCTTTTCTGATAAGTGAGCATCCCTTCAATTCTTCCTTCACTCTTCCCTTTCTCGTAGACAGCTTTAATCTCTTCTTCCGTATAGCTACTTTTATTCACTACGGATACGTCTTCATTTTCCTTGGTCATGGCGCTAATGAGTAGTAATTTATATATAGAAAAGGCTATCTTTTCCCTTTTATTCCGACCAAGGACCATAATCTATTATCTTGCAAATTGGATTATGTAGCAAAGGGAATTGATAGCCTATATTATACTTTCTGTAGGCTTATCAACTCCCAATTTGCAAGATTAAAAAATGTCCTTGGTCAAGACACTGCAAAGATGCTTATTCTTCTTGAAATAGCCAAATTTTGGCTCCTCTTTATATTTTAAGAATAAATGCTATATGGGTATTCAGAACAAAGATGGAGCGTTGTATTTCGCAACAGGCATAGATAATTCAGGACTATATTCCGGGCGTCAGGAAGCGATGGGAATCATTAAGGCAATGGCCAGTGAAATTACCGTTTTCGATGTATTCGGTGGGATCGGCATTAGTGCAGGTATCGCATTTGCCAGAGCTGCCAAAGGTGCATACGACTTTGAAAAACAGTTTCAACAAAGCATGAAAGAAGTTGCTACTCTTTCAAATGGAATTAAAGGCAGCTTAACGGATTACATGAATCAAGTTATGGAGATAACTCGTACTATTCCCGTTGAAGCAAACGAAGCAGCCAAAGCTCTCTATCAGATCGTATCTGCCGGACATGACGGAGCCAACGGAATGAAAGTGTTGGAAGCATCCGCAAAAGCTGCTGTTGGTGGGGTAACCGATACTGCTACTGCAGCTGATGCTATAACTACAGTTCTAAATGCTTATAAATTGGATGCTTCTAAAGCCCAGGAAGTTTCGGACCAGTTATTTACCACCGTTCGATTGGGTAAGACTGATTTCGGTCAACTAGGCAAAAGTATAGCCCAGGCAGCGCCTATTGCTGCATCATTTGGCATTGACATAAAAGAAGTCCTGGGTGCAGTAGCATCAATCACCAAACAAGGTGTTCCCACTTCGGAAGCAATGACGAAAATACGTGCTGCTATCTTAGGTACAGCCAACCAGTTGGGAGACGCTGCATTCAAAGGACGTACTTTCCAAGAAGCATTACAACTTATTTATGACAAAGCAGGTGGTTCATCAACCAAAATGAAAGAATTGTTGGGTACCGATGAAGCACTCCAAGCCGCTTTAATGCTTACTGGTGAAAAGGCCAAGGAAGCAGCTTCCGATCTAGACGAAGTTAATAATTCTGCCGGTGCAGCAGAAGCAGCCTTTAAAGAAATGGCTTCATCTGCCGAAAATCAAATGAAACTACTTGGAAATAATATAACAGCTACCCTTCGTCCCCTTGGAAAAGAGATTTTAAAACAAATATCAAGTGCCGCACAATCAATAAATAAGGCATTTGATAATGGAAATGCACAGGAATCATTAAAAACTATTGGTGCCCTAATAGTTACCGTTACTACGGCTCTCGCTGGATATAAAGGAAGTATTTTGGCTATAAGTACCGCTAAACAAGTACATGCAACAGTTACAGCTATTGTTAACAAGCAGCGGACTATTGAAGCGGCTAACTTGGTATTGACTAAAGGCATGTATGCCGTTGAAGCTGCAATGATTGCCAAAAACACATCTGCACGTGTTTTATTGACAAAAGCTCTCAAAGCCCAAACGATTGCACAATTAAAAAATGCAGCAGCGATGCTAACCAACCCTTATGTGCTGGCTGCCGCTGCATTTGCAACGCTCGGTTACGCAATATACCATGTGGTAACGGTTGAGACAGAAGCTGAAAAAGTACAGAGAAAATATAATGAAGCATGCAAAGCATATACCGAACAAGCTGATAATTTGAAAAAAAGTGCTACAGATTTACTTTCAACGATACGCGATGAGACTTCTGCAAATTATGAGAAAGTTATAGCATATAATAAGCTTCAAAGCATTATGCCAAATATTTTTAAGAATATGGATATTGAAAAACTTAAATTGATGGATATCCTTTCTTTAAATAAGATGATCGCAGAAGAAGTTCAGAGACGTGCACGAATTGGAGCACAAACCAAATTGATTATGGCTCAACGTAATTATAACTCAATTCAGTCTTTAATTGCTGAAGATTCAAAACGTGGAACTTATTCCGGACAATATGACATACAACTTGGCAGGGCTAAAATAGAAGTTGATGCAGCTCAAAAGGTTGTAGATAATATTGCAAAGATTCAAAAACAAGCGAAAGAAGAAGATAAAAAAGAAAACAAAAAGGCGAAGATTCAAAATAAAGCCTTTTGGACCAAGCAAAAAGATGATGCAACGAAAGCACTAGATTCAATAGCTTCGGCTCAAAAGAAATTGATGGATGCTGGAAATTTCAAAGGGATTGATGCTACTGTCGTTACTGCTTACAAAGAAAATATCAAAAAACTAAAAGAAGCAGAGAAAGAATTAAAAGTTTATGATTCATTTTCCAAACAGGATGATAAGGCACAAAAATTACATGAAGAACAGGAAAAGTATGCTATCCTTCTAGATAAACAAAAGTTAGAAAGCCAACGTCAAACCGAAGACTTGGAGAATCAAATAGCGCAGTCTAGAATTGATGCTATGGTGTCCGGAGAATCTAAGGTGCGTGCTCAACGCGAATTAGATAACCAAAAAGAAATCCAGGTGTTAAAACGTCAGAAAGAAGATTATATCCGAGCTGTCATTCGGGCTGAAAAAGATAAGTACGACGCCCAGGAAGAATTAAACGCTAAGAAAGATAAAAGCTACAGGAAAAAAACATTTAATCCTTCTATTGTAAAGGTCAATACGATAAAGTTTAACGAGTTAATATCAAACGAGTTGATACAACAGGCTATTGCTCCCTATAAAGAGGAGATGCAAGCTTGGAATGAGTATCTTGTTGAATATGGAAACTTTCAACAAAAGAAATCTGCTATCAATGCGGAATATAATCAGAAGATAGCAGAAGCTACAACCAAGGGTGAAAAAGAGTCTCTAAAAAAAGAACGGGATAGTAAACTGAAAGAAGTAACTTTTGATGAACTAAAGAAGACTATCAATTTTGCAGATATTTTCGGGGACTTGAATACACAGTCTACGGAAACTCTCACCAAGATGCGTAATAAACTGAAAGAGATAATAAATAAGTCCGCGAAAGATTTAAAACCGACTGATTTAAAAGAACTGCAAGAAGCATTCAGTAATATTGATTTGAAGATTGCAGAAAGAAATCCTTTCGGGGAACTTAAACAAGGCATTGAAGGCTATAAAAATGCTACAGAAGCCGTAATAAAGGCGCAAGAGGATTTGAATACAATACAAGAGGGTGGAGAAGTTGTTGTTGGAACATATACTGATGAAACCGGAAAACTGATAACTAAGTTGCTTACTCAGGAGCAGGCAGAAAGAAATTTATCTGATGCGCAGAAGGGGCGTCTTGAATCGCAAGGCAAATTGACAAAAGCGGTTAATAGTATAGGGCAACAAGGGCAACAGTTGGTAAACGCCGGTAATAACTTAGTTGATATGCTTACAAATCTAGGTGTTGAGGTCCCCGAATCTATTTCCGGTGCTCTTTCCGGATTAGGGCAAATCATGAACGGGCTTGAAAGCATTGATTTAACAAAGCCATTCAGTATAATTTCATCAACTACGGGGATTCTTGCCGGTATAACTAAAACTATATCCAGTTTCTTTGGGGGGCCGGACGGTACCGCTTATTATGAAGGAGTAAAGGAACAGCTTGAGGCAATAAATAAGGTCTATGATCGTATTATTGACAAAAGCAAGGAGGGGATAGTTTTTGGTGGTGGATTTGCTTCTGTAAAATCTGCTATCCAAGCGTTGGATAATTACGAGAAGAAAGTTATTAATCTTCAAAAGATTGCCACCGCTTCTGGACGTGCCGGTGCAAGTTGGAAGTCTCATAGTGCAGAATGGCATTCTAACAAAAATGTCGGTGCAGTAGGTGGTTTTGAGCAGATGAGCGACATCCTAGGTAAATCAATAAGCTCCATGACAGACTTGTATAGTTTGTCAGGAGATGAATTGTTCATCATCCAGTCCCGAATGCCGGAAGCATGGAGCTTGATTGATGCCAGAATCCGTGAAAATTTGGATAGCATCGTAGCCTGTAAAGATGAAGCGAATGAACTGAGGGATGCTCTTAATCAAGCCATGACAGGGGTTGATATTGATTCCTTCTACAATGGGTTTATTGACCAGTTATCCGATATGGATACTTCTTTTGAAGATATGTGTGATAACTTTGAGGGATATTTACGTAAGTCAATCATGGCAGGGTTAGTTGCTAGTCAGTATCAAGACCGTATAAATGCTCTTTATGGACAATGGAGTGATGCTGCCCAAAGCGATAAGGAAATAACAGAAGAAGAAGCAAATGCACTGAAAAATCAATATCAACAGATTGTCAAAGATATGATGCATAACCGTGAAGAAATGGCTAAGTCTTTCGGTTGGGATAGCGATGAAGATTCTAAGCGTGAAGTTTCCAAGAAGGGAATTGCAACTGCTTCACAAGATTCTGTGACTGAAAATAATGGACGGCTTGCCGTTGTACAAGAACATACTTATTCAATCAATGAAGGAGTAAAACAGATATATTCCAATACGGGTAAGATTGTAGAAAAACTTGCATATCTCTCTAACATGGACAAAAATATGAACGAAATGATGAGAAATGGTGATCTTATCATTACTTACTTGTCAGATATTAGTAGTCATACTGCACGTCTCGAAGCTATTGAGAAGTCGATAGAATCTATCAGAATGGGGATTGATACATTAAATACTAAAGGCATAACGTTAAAGCGATGACAGGACAATTCTACATAGACGGAATAGATGCATATATCAGTCTAGGTGTATGCATTGCAAAAGGAAGCTATAATAATCTTGTAGCATTTCCTGCCATGAAGGAACCTGATAAAAATGATTGGCCGGAAGAGGACGGACAGGAATTTGATCTTTCCAGTCCTACACTGGATACGACTGAAGTAAGCATTGAGTTTGCATATATAGGTAGTCTAGGCATTGGCGGACTTATTGATAAGCTCTCGGACTTAAGTTATCATGAGTTCCGTTTTCCATTGATTGACAGAACATATACCTTACGACTATCTTCTCAAAATAGCTATGTTATCAATACAGGTCATGAGGTTGCTAAGTTTTCTTTTACCAATGATTTCCCCCGTCCGGCTGATTACGTCTACCGGGAACCTGCTAACTATATTCCTATGCCAAAGGGGTATGAGATAGATAATAAGGATTTGTCTGATTATGGCGTGGTAGTTCTTCAAGGTAGTAATGCCGAGATATTGAAAACTCCGGCAGTAAAGAAAAACCTATTACAGAGTTTCAAACGTCAGGACGGAGCAACCTATGACGGTGAAGTTGTGAAATTCCAAACCAAAGAAGTATCTCTCAAATGCCTGATGCGGGCCGGGACGATTGAAGGATTTTGGCGGAACCATGATGCCCTTCTGCATGATCTCACTAAGCTATCAGTCAAGACTGATGATGAAGGATATGAGTATTCCGATGCGGAACGTATATTTTATTGTGACGAGTGGAGTGAAAGCTATCCCTGCTATTATAAGAGTTGCCAGACCAATGATTTCATGCTAAATAATGGCATCTGGTGGGAGTTCACTTTAAAGCTTGTATTTACCAGCTTCCGGATCGGAGAAACGGAGTTCTTGCTTGCCTCCGAAGCTGGTGAGTTTATCATGACAGAGGACGGAGAGTTTTATATTGACTTAAATTGATGTATTATGCCATTAAAAAAGAAAAGAATATCAGAGTTGAACGAAGCCAGCGACATGAAAGGCTTCTACACTATCGGCTACCGGATAATCAACGGTGTTAGGACAAGCCTTAAATTCGGTTTAGAGAAGGTTCAGACAGCCTTGGATAATATGCTCAAGGCTACGGATGATGCCAAGTCTGCAACTAGCGATATGCGTCAATTAGAGGCTACTGTTGAAGGTAATGAATCAACCCGTGAAACTGCTGAATCCCGTCGTAATGCTTCCGAACAATCCAGGCAGACAGCCGAGACGAATCGTTCCCACGAAGAACAAGCCCGGGAAGCTGCTGAATCAGTACGCGTTACTAATGAGAATGTACGTAAGATTGCAGAAACTGGACGTTCTACTGCTGAAACTACACGGGATAATGCAGAAAAGAAACGTGTCACCACTGAAGGTACACGTGAATCTAACGAACAGGCAAGAAAGACTGCTGAAACGGGGAGGGGGTCGGCAGAATCCGAACGAGTATCTGCCGAAACTGCCCGTAAATCTGCCGAGACAGGTCGGGTAACAGAGGAGAACAAGAGAAAGACTGCTGAAACTTCCCGGACCACGGCTGAAACCGGTCGTTCCTCTGCCGAGAATATAAGAGTTCAAAATGAGAACGCACGTAAATCTACCGAAGAATCCCGCGTTATAGCAGAAGGCAAACGGGTGACGGCTGAAAACGGACGTACTGATGCTGAATCAAAACGTGTCTCTGACGAACAAACACGCAAAAGCAATGAAGAAACTCGCAAAACAGCCGAAAGTGGGCGTTCTTCTGCTGAATCGGAACGTGTGAAGGAAGAAGATAAACGAAAAACTTCTGAAACGACACGTTCTACTGCTGAATCCACCCGTGTTTCTGCCGAGGATAAGAGAAAGGCGGATGAAGCGACAAGAGGAACAAATGAAAGCTCACGTGTGGCTGCCGAATCTAACCGTGTTGCCGTTGAATCCGAACGAGTATCTGCCGAAACTGCCCGTAAATCTGCCGAGACAGGTCGGGTATCCGAGGAAAACAAGAGAAAGGCTGCTGAAACTTCCCGCTCTATGGCTGAAACTTCCCGGGCATCAGAAGAAGACAAGAGAAAGCAGAATGAGGATGCTCGCAAAACTGCGGAAGGTGCCCGTTCATCAAATGAGGCTAAGCGTGTAAATGCCGAAACGGAACGTGTAGAAGCCGAATCTAAACGTAAGTCAGAGTATGCCGGTATTGTGCAGGAAATGACAACTGCTACGGAAGAAGCCGGTGCAGAGCTTGCAGCCGTTAAGAAAGCAACTGACGATGCAAATGCAGCTAAGAACGCATCTGTTGAGCAGACGGCTCTTGCTAAGAAAGCTACGGATGCGGCTAATACTGCAGCTGGTAGTGTCAATGCTGCTAAAGATGCTGCAACTACTGCGGCGAATAATGCTAATGCAGCCAAAACAGCATCAGAGGCACAAACAGTTCTTGCTAAGAAGGCTACTGACGATGCGAATGCGGCCAAGGATGCATCTGTAGTACAAACAGGTCTAGCCCAAAAGGCTACTGATGAGGCAAATGCTGCTGCATTGGCTGCTAACAATGCTGTATCGGGAGTTGACGCAAAGGTGAAGGCTGCGGTCGATGCACTTGTAGCCGGAGCACCGGACGCCCTCGATACGCTTATTGAATTGGCTAACGCTCTTAACAATGATCCGAATTTTGCGGCCACTATGGCAACAGAGTTAGGGAAGAAACTCAATATTTCCGATATTGTCAACAATCTGACAAGTGGTGGAACCGGCAAGGTCCTTTCCGCTGAACAGGGAAAAGCGTTGAAGGCCATTTTGGACTCTCATAATCACGATACAGTATATGAGAAGATTATCAATAAACTCACTGCCTTCAATAAGAATTTCGGTACTTCTGTCGGAACTGTTTGTGAAGGTAACGATTCACGTCTAAGTGATGCTCGTGTACCGAAAGCGCACACACATAAGAAAGCGGATATTAGCGACTTCCCAACCTCTATGCCGGCTAGTGATGTACCTGCATGGGCGAAAGCTGTTAGTAAGCCAACCTATACAGCGAGCGAAGTCGGAGCTTCTCCGTCAAGTCACAATCATGCGGGAACTTACGAACCTGCATTTACCAAGAACTCTGCTTTCAACAAGAATTTTGGAACGGCTAAAGAAACCGTATGTGAGGGTAACGATTCACGGTTGACTGATGCCCGTACACCGAAAGCACATACGCATAAGAAGTCTGAGATAAGTGATTTTCCTGCCTCTATGCCCGCTAGTGATGTGCCAGCATGGGCGAAGGCTGTTAGTAAACCTAGTTATACAGCTTCCGAAGTTGGTGCTTCTCCTTCTAATCACAATCATGAGGGAGTATATCAGCCTGCGGGTAGTTATGCCCCGTCTTCACATACACATGGAGCAACCGAGATAACTCCTGACTCAACTCATCGTTTTGTTACTGACTCGGAAAAAACGACATGGAATAGTAAGGCGGCCGGCAACCATAATCATACGGGAGTCTATCAGCCCGTCGGTAATTATGCCGCTTCGTCGCATTCACATGGGGCGACAGATATTTCCCTAGATAGTACGCATCGATTTGTCACGGATTCAGAAAAGTCTACTTGGAATGGTAAGGCAGCAGGTAATCACAACCACGATTCAGTCTATCAGCCCAAGGGTAGTTATGCGGTAAGTTCTCATAAACATACAGCGTCGGAGGTTGAAGAAGATTCAACTCATCGTTTTATGACGGATGCAGAACGTACAAAACTTACAGGAATAGCAGCAGGAGCTAATAATTACTCTCATCCGGTTTCTCATCCAGCATCAATGGTTGAAGAAAGTACTACAAGAAAATTTATGACGGATACGGAGAAAACTTTACTAAGTACTCTCGGGACAAATGCCGCGTTGAAAGATTTTTCCAATGTTTCAACAAAAAATCTGTCCCAAAACGGATATTATAAGTTGCCAGACGGCTTAATGATTCAATGGGGATATGCATCTGCTGTGGCTGGTACACAGACCATATATTTAAATACCTCATTTTACGATACAAATTATACAGTAGTAACTAATACAATAACAGCTAATGCAAGCCTTCAAGTCGCTGTTGTAAAAACAATAAGAATAAAGAATAGATCTTCTCTGGTTATCCTTAGTGTACAGCAAGGTGGAGCAGCAGGAGAACCTTGGAATTGGCTGGCCATAGGTAGGTGGAAATAGTATAAATATCATAACATCAAAATATTTATGAATAATTTTAGTAGAAAATTGGTAATCATAATTGTAGTCATTATTACGCAAAGTTCTCTCGGGACTAAAGCAATCCAATTGACATCACAGACCTTATGGAAAGAGTCAACAAGAGATGGTTATGTAAAGTATAGTAATGGTTTGCTTATCCAATGGGGAAACTTAGCTTCTTCATATAGAAATAAAACGATCTATTTACCTATCTCTTTTTTAGAATCTAATTATATTGCAATAGTCGGAGTTAACGATAGTACAGTAGATAGTATATCAGTAGTATCATGTAAGATTAAGAAACAAAATATATCTTCATTTGTCTTAGTTCCGGTTGCGACATGGGGTGCTGACAACTATGTTTACGCTACTGAAGGCATGAATTGGTTTGCTATTGGACGTTGGAAATAAATAAAATAATCATTATGAAGTATTGGAAACAAGGATTCTACGACGAACCCCAGGAAGGTTCGATAGAAATTACAGAAGGGTATTATCAGAAATTGTTAGCAGGACAGTCGGCTGGACTAGAGATATTAGAAAGCAAGAAAGGGTATCCAATTTTGGTAGAACCTCAGTACTCACTTGAGGATGTAATAAAAAATAAAGTATCTGAAATACAAGTATTTGACAAATCAGAATGTGTCAACTCTTTTGAATTATCAGGTAGAAGTATGTGGCTAGACAAATCTACACGTGTTGGATTATTTAACTCAATTTCAATTGAGAAACAGATTGGTAAATCAGATACCGTATTGTGGTATGATGCAATAAAGTATATCATTCCCATTCCAGATGCTTTAGCAATGTTAAATGCTTTAGAGCTATATGCATTAAACTGCTACAATGTGACACAATCACACATCGCAGCAGTCAGGTTGTTACAGACTATTGAGGAAATCGAAAACTACGATTATACGATAGGTTATCCGGTAAAGTTGAGCTTTCTGGGATAACCAGTTTTGAAGTTGTATGCTTCAATTTCTTCTTTTGTTTCTAATTGATTGATAGCGTTGATATGCCTTTGTGTTGTGTCATAGCACGCAAGGGCATATAATTCTAGTTGTTGTAACATGTCAATAGCTCTTTCGATTGATAAGACAAACTTTGTATCACCAATCCAGATACTTGTTTTAGACCGACCAGATTCTCTTTCAATATTAATTGAGTTCATAAGCCCTACACGAGTACTCTTATTCAGCCAGCCAAATACTCCGTTTATATTGAACTGATTCACCGCTTCAGATGAATCGTGTAACCGTAATTCATCAAGCTTTTGCTCTCTGATTTCTTCGATAGTAGCCTCATGTACAACTAAGATCGGATATCCTTTTTTACTTTCAGCTATGAATAACCCTGCTGATTGCCCCACTAATAGCTGATTGTAATACTCCTCCGTTATTTCTATTGAACCTTCCTGGGGTTCGTCGTAGAATCCTTGTTTCCAATACTTCATAATGATTATTTTATTTATTTCCAACGTCCAATAGCAAACCAATTAAAGCCACCCCAAAATGCACCGTTATTCGTATCTGTCGAATGGTACAAGCCGAACATTAAAAATGAAGATTTGTTTTGGGTCCAGACATCTCCTGTATAATTTGTCGTATCATCTACAGTTCTCTTCATTGTAACCAATACGGAATAATTAGTATCATAAAAGGATGTCGGCAGATATATTGTTTTATTCCGTCCTGATGAGCTGCTGTATCCCCATTGCATTAATAGTCCATTAGAATATTTTACATAGCCATTTTGTCCTAAATTATCATTAATGATTTGAATCGCCTTAGTTCCGAGAGAACTAAAGTAAAAACAGCTCAAACAATGAGTGAAACAATTACTGTTTTAGCACTAAATTTCTCTTATTCACGACAATAGTTTTAATGTCGTATATTCAGCTCTGTTATTCTCTGAATTTATTCCCCGGCTCCTTACCTTTACAATAACAGATGATTCCGGTGATTTCATCCAAGCATTTATATTTTATGATATAATTCAAATCAGGAGATATGGTAACTTTATATAATGGTGATAAGGAAATAAAAATCGAAGTATGGGATGAAAGCTACTCTTATGAAGCTATCATGGGAGAAGATACACTCACTTTGTATTTTTCTCATCCGGGATACTTGGAAATACCGGTCGGCTCTTGGTGTGACTTCTACGGAAAGCGTTATTCTTTGAAGAAAGATAGCAATTTCAAGAAAAACGGTGAACGTAACTATGAATATATACTTGTCCTTGAGACTGCTAAGGCTGATACAATGTTGTGGAAAGTACTCCATACCGTTGACAGAAACATTAAGTTCTCATATACGGCCAAGGCACATGAACACCTACGTCTACTCGTTGAGAACCTGAACCGCCGGGATACCGGGTGGAAAGTCGGTGGTTGTATCGAGGGAACTGAGAAAGTAATCAACTATAATCATACCTATATCCTTGATGCTCTTAATCAGCTAGCAGATACGTATGAAACAGAATGGCAGATTACCGAAGAGAACAATATAAAGACAGTTCACCTGCGTAAAGTTGAGTATAACAAGGAGAATCCTTTGAAACTGTCGTATGGTAAAGGCCATGGCTTTAAGGTCGGTGTTGGTCGCGAATCCGGGGATATTCCACCCGAAATCATCTTCGTGGAAACCTCTGATCGCAATATTGATTACTCGACATACGGAGCTAAGAATCTGTTGCTTCCAAAATCTAAGACCCTTGTTTACGAAGGACGGACGTATAAAACAGACGCGGACGGGACTTGTGTTATGCGTGCTGACAAGGAACTGACTACCGCCAAAGAAGATAGCTTGGACTGCACGGCTATTTATCCTTCCCGTGTCGGTACTGTTAGTTCTGTGATTGAAGTGAATAAGGATAAGAACTTCTTTGACTTTATAGACAAAGACATACCTGAAGATTTAAACTTCGAAGATTGCCTGATAGCAGGTGAGAATATGACAATTGTCTTCCAAACCGGTATGCTTACAGGCAAGGAGTTTGAGGTGAAGTATATCCATGAAGCGAAAGATCAGAAAGCAGCACGCCGCTTCGAAATTGTTCCGCAGGAAATTGACGGTATTACTATGCCGGAGCCGGAAGTCTGGCGACCGAAAGCTGGTGATACATACGCAGTGTTCGGAATACAATTGCCGAAGGCTTATATCTGTAATGACAGCACACAAACAGGTGCGAGCTGGGAAGCTTTCAAAGAAGCTGCAAAATACCTGTATGAACATGAAGACAAACAATTCACTTTCACCGGAACTTTGGATGGAATTTGGGCGAAAAAACGTTGGTTACAAATAGGTGGAAAGATTGTACTGGGTGGATATGTGAACTTCTCTGATACACAGTTTCATCCGAAAGGTTCTCTTATCCGTATGATCGGAATTAAACGCTATGTCAACAATCCGTATTATCCGGAGATTGAGTTGTCAAACGAGCCGGTCGGCACGTCTGTTACAAGCGAACTGGAAAAGATTGAGACGAATGAAGTAGAGGTAGACGTTAAGCATAAGGATGCCTTACAGTTTACTAAAAGACGGTTCCGCGACGCAAAGGAAACAATGTCTATGCTTGAAGATGCTTTCTTAAACTTCTCATCTTCCATAGATCCGGTAGCTGTTCACACTATGCAGTTACTCGTAGGTGATGAAAGTTTGCAGTTCCGCTTTGTCAGATCCAAAGCAGTCCCAGTACAAGTATCGCATAACATCACTTACAATATCAGCACAAAAGTTCTACACTCGCCTGCTGGTATTATCCAACACATGACGTTAGGAATAAAAACAGTGTCGTCTGAACACAAAGCGGATGAATACAAATTTTGGGATATGGTTGAATACAGTTCCCCGGCACTTATTGATCCGGCAAAGAAATATTATCTGTATGCCAAAGTTAGCAAAGAGAATCAGACCGGAACATTCCTTCTAAGCGAGACGGCTATCAAAATGGAACAGATAGCAGGATATTATCACTTACTAACCGGTATCCTAAACAGTGAGTATGAAGGTGAACGCAGCTTCGTTGAGTTGTACGGATTCACGGAAATCTTGCCGGGACGAGTAACAACAGAACGAATCATATCACCAGACGGAAAGACGTACTTCGATTTGGTAAAAGGGGAAATAGGCGGAAATATTCAAATTAAAGCCGGTTCCTCCGGATTGGAGAATCTGTCTGAATGGGAAGCTGCTCATCAGGAAATAAAGGACGCAGCTAAAGCGGCCAAGGACGCTGCTGATTCTGTCGAAGGATTGCATAACTATGTAGATGGAGCCTTCGCTGATGGCCTTATTGACGAAGCAGAGGCAAAAGCTATTGAAAAATATATCAATACTATCAACAACACTAAACAAGCTATCGAAGCAACTTACAATAAGCTCTACACGAATGTTTATTTATCCGGCCCCGCAAAAGTTGGCTTGCTTAATGCTAAGGTTAGTTTAATGGGAAGTATTGAAAGTCTGATTAATGCTATCAATACCGCAATTTCCGATGGATTCACGACAACGGAAGAAAAGAAAGACGTGGATAGTAAATTCACTTTTTTTAATTCTGCCTATGCTGATTTTAATACTGCTGTTGAAGCCGCCAATAAAGCTATACAGGATAAATTGAAGGACTATTCAGATGAAGCTTTAAGACAGGCTGTGCAAGCTTTAGAAGACGCTGCTAATGCAGCCAAGGCTGCACAAGATGCAGCCGATTCAGTAGAGGGCCTTCATGACTATGTAAACGGTGCTTTTGCCGACGGCATTATAAACGAGGCGGAAGCGAAAGCCATTGAAAAATATCTGAATACAGTCAAAAATACGAAATCTGCCGTTGAAGCTACATATAATAAACTATATGTAAACACCTATTTGGAAGGATCTGCAAAAACAGCCTTACTTAATGCCAAGGTATCTTTATCCGGTGCTATTGATAATCTTATGGCTGCAATCAATACAGCTATTGCAGACGGACAAACGACTGTAGAAGAAAAGAAAAACGTCGATGATAAGTTTACTCTATTCAACTCTGCTTTCGCTAGTTTTAATACAGCTGTTGAAGAAGCAAACAAAGCTATTCACGACAAACTGAAAAGTTATTCCGATGAGTGTACAGCCGATTTGAAAGTACTCAATACTCAAATCTCCGCACAAGTGACACGGGTCGATAGCTTAACACAGAGGATAGACACAGCCGGGTGGATAACGACTTCCGACGGCAATAAGATATATGCTTCTAAAGAGCTGGAAAACGGTAATACGCTTATATCTTATATTAACCAAGCAGCAGGTGAGACGACGATTCATTCGTCTAAAATTAATTTAGAAGGAGCTGTTACCTTCACAGCACTTCATAGTAATCTGCAGACAGTAATCAATTCAAAAGTAGATCGTTCCGGTTTGGGTGGATTAGCATTCAAAGATGCTGTAGAAGCAGCACAACTTGGAAGTACTATTATCATAGGAGGGTATCTGAATACCGATTTGATAAAGGTCCGCAGGATTGATGCTGATTCTGGATTTATTGGTGGTTTTACTCTTGAGGAGGGGCGTCTTATCTGGACACGCTCTAGTTATTTCGGAGGGACTTCGCGCAGTTTAAAACTTGGCTCTGGCAGGGCTAAGGAAGGTGTTGTAAATGTGACCTTTGATGCTGCTACAGACGGAAATTTTGGAGTAGCTGCTATTGGCGCATCTTTTGGGGGAAGTGCGGCTATATATGGCTCTTCCCATTCTGATAATCCTAAGTATCCAAGCGATTATATCTATGCGGGATTCTTCGACGGAAATGTAAGCGTACTAGGAGATGTCTCTGCAAATGGATTCTTTCCACGGAACGGGAACGGTGCTGTAATGAATGTTTTATCCGATGTATGGATTACTAATCTGGATTCTCCTGGAAAGATTTATAAGCAAAAGATACATATAGTAAAAGGTATGGTGGTAGAAATGACTAATACATAAAATAGAAATGAAAGTAAATTTAAACAGAAACTTACTAGACTTTAGAGGTCGGGAGTTTATCGAATTGGTGAATGGTAAAGAAAGTAAGAAATCCCTTCGCGATTTGGTTGCAGAGGCATTATATGCAGCTGGTTCTAACCCACGGAAGAACATGGAAACTTCCAAGAAGTTACGAGCGTACAAGATGCTGCAACAAATTATTAACAATCGTGGGGTGCTTGATATTGAAACGGAAGATGCTGCTTTATTAAAAGAAATTTGTGGAGAGTATCTAACCGCAGGGACATACGGACAGATTTATGATTTAATAGAAGGAGGAAACAAAGAATGAACATTACAGCAACAAACAGTACTGCGACAACCAAAGTTACGGGAGCTATCAGGATTAAGTACAGAATATCAACTCGTGGTACCGAAGCGGTGAAAGATATTACTGCCGAGATTGTCAAAGATGAAACGACTGTCGGCTTCTTCAATATTTCGCGAAATGGAGTAACCGGATTCTCGCTACATGAGGATCATGGGCTAACTTCTGGCGAAGTGAAACAAGTATTTCAGACAGCTATTGATGATTGTAGCGAGGTATTAAAATAAAGTATTAATATTTTAGATAAAAATGATATGGATTATTTCAAAAACTTACTTATTGGATTGGTTACCGGTATAGCTGCTTATCTCAATCCTATCTCTGGGGAGATCAAAAGTCTTATTGCTGTATTTGCCCTCAATTTCATTTGTGGACTGCTTACTGCACTCCTTATCAATCATGAGAGTTTTTCTTTTAAAAAGGCTTGGAGGTGTATCGTAGAAGCAACTATTTTCTTTGCCTTGGTTAGCTGCATCTACTTTATTGGTGAACACAAAGGAAATCCGGAAGGTGCGCTACAATGCGTATCATTCATTACGTATAGCGTATTCTACTTCTACGGGGTAAATATTCTAAGGAATATCAAAGAAATTCTACCCAACTCTAGCAATGGCTACAAGGTAGTAGCTTTCTTGCACTATGTATTAAGTGTCGAGTTTATAAAGAATATCCCTTATCTAACGAACTATTTACAAAAAGGAGATACCAAATGATTGAAGTATTGGAGTTTATTTTTCAAGATTTTTGGCATTGGCTAGGATCTGTTATTATGATAGCTATCATTTGCAATATTAACTTGATTAAAGTTGCCCCAATAACAAATAAAAAGGAAAATAAGAATGAAAACTATTGATGCTATTATCATCCATTGCTCAGCCACACGTGCTGGGCAAGATTTACGAGCCAAAGATATTGACCGGATGCACCGGGCTCGGGGATTCAATCAGATCGGTTATAACTTCGTCATTGACCTTGACGGAATGGTAGAAGAGGGTAGACCTTTAACGATTGACGGAGCTCATTGCAATACGAAAGGATTTAGTGATTCATCCTATAACAGACATTCCATTGGCATCTGTTATATCGGCGGTCTGGACGCATCCGGAAAGGCGGCAGATACACGTACTCCAGTTCAAAGGACAGCACTACGTGAATTAGTCTCGAAGCTCTGTAAGGAATATCCTATAATTGAAGTACTCGGACACCGTGATACTTCGCCAGATCTAGACGGCAGCGGAGAGGTAGAGTCTAGGGAATATATCAAGGCTTGTCCCTGCTTTGATGTAAGGAGTGAATTTTCTAATTTTCTTCGTAATACAGTGATCCGGCCATGAAAACGCTAATTTATATAATCATATTCCTGATGTCGGGAATATGGTTTGCTTCCTGTAAAACGTCTCATAACATTGAGATGCAAAAGCAGATTGACTATTCAGAGGATTTCTTGTATTTGCGAAACTCAATTGAATCACTACGACTGGATGTGAATAAGCAAACGAAAGTTACTACTGACAAGTTGAGTGATCTGAAAATTGAGAATAAAACAGTTTACTTGTCGCTTCCAGATTCAACCGGGAAACAATACCCTATTAAAGAAAGTACCACTACCGCCTCCAAGCAGGAACAAGAATGGACCGAAGTTTATGAAACATTATCTATTACTTTGCAGCAATTTTTGAATCGACTTGATACTATAAGTAACAAAGTAAATGCTTTAATGAGTCAGAAAGAAACTGTTGTAGAACTATCGTGGTGGGATACACATAAAGACAAAGTGTATTGTGCTATTATTATCTTATTGATAATCTTTTTTTTACTTTATTGTATAAAAAACAAGTAATACATATAGGACTTGGTTCTTGCAGATTGGAGGATAGCAAAAAGCGAATAATATTGAATATAGAATTAATCAAAATTTTACTATATTTGCATTTAAGTAATCACCTTATTATTGACAAGAATATGAATAAAAGAAATATAATAATCGTAACAATCTCTATTGCAACAAGTATAGTATGTATTGCATTAACATTTTGGGGGAACATTAAAAATGATGGTACTATAACAACTGATGCTTTTATTGGTATTATAGCCTCGCTAATCGGAGTATGTGTAACGATTGTTGTTGGTTTCCAAATCGCTAGTTTCCTTGAGTTACGAGAGGTAAGAAAGCAGGTGGAACAAGTAGAAAAACAACGTACAGAGCTTGAAGTATACAAACAATCTGTAGCTAGTGACCTCCATGTGGCAAAAGCCGGAGTTGCAAATGCATTTGGTATTTTGTCAGTAGTAGAAAGAGGAACATTGCTTGGATTTGCAGCACGGGTAAGTTCAATTATATGTGATAATCTACATTCAACACCTGGAGACATTTTGCTTACGAGATATCAGCAATTATATTCAGAAACATCTTATTTTTTACAAACTGATGACTATATTGAAACGATATATCCCATAATTAATAATCTTAAATATATTGATATGCCCAAAGGCAAAGAGCGATATAATGAAATAATGAAGTTGCATTTCGAAATTATTTCTTTGGTAGAAAATGCAAGACAGACAGTTGATAATAAAGTAGAATAACTATAGTAGAATGGCCTATTAATATGATATTGAAATTATTGTATCATCTCTCTACAGGGAAAAGTTGCTAGATTTTGGGGTTGAGAGACAATCTACTATTTATTCCATTAAGAATGAGCCTCGACTAGGTGTAGTCGGACTTTTATTTTTTCTAAAGCAAATGTTTTACAAAAAGAATATTTATCCATATATTTGTTCAATGCATTTTTAAATAGTAAATAATGAATATCTTAGATGATTATAAAACTGTTTTAATTGTAGGAAATGGATTCGATTTAAGTCTAAAATATCCTACATCGTACTCTGATTTTATAGCAAGCAAATACTTTAAAGGTTTACTCTCAAAAGAAAACAGTTTGGCTAGTTATCTTGCTGATAGAAAGAAGTATTGTGGTAATTGGATAGATATAGAAAAAGAATTAGGTAGCTATGCTAAAGTATTGGCAGGGTATGATATACATGCAATTGCCAAAGAGGTGAGATATAATAGAAGTTTGGATGATTTGAGGAAGTCATTTAGGGATGATTTTACATCTATATGTTTTGCTTTGACTGCCTATCTAAAAGAAATAGAAAAAGTTGAGCGATTTAATGAAGGTTATGATGAGTCTCATGCATATAAACTTATAAAAGAAATTGTATATGAACGAAAATCTAGTTATGTTGTGAGTTTTAATTATACAAGCTTTATTGAGAAAGTGATTCATAATATAAATCACAATTGTACTGATTTTTGTATTAGACATATACATAGCTCTATAAAAAATGATATTGTTTTTGGAGTACAGGATAGTATGGAATTACAGCGAGAACATGTCTTTTTATATAAATCTCACAATAAGTGTCTGGATGTAAGAGGATTACCACAAATTCTAGAGAATGCAGATAAAATTATATTTTTTGGTTATTCATTAGGAGAAACAGATCATTCCTATTTTGATGATTTTTTTTTAAATCAAACGAAAAAGGATTGCCGTAGTAAAAGTTTTGTTTTTCACCATTATGGACAAGATGCGTATGATGACATTATTTGGCAATTGAAAACACTTACAAATAACCGAACATCCTATTTAAATCAATATAATGATATACAGTTTAAAGATAGCAAGCAGTAAGATATAAAAATAGAAACATTATAGTAGAAGATAAGAAATACGAACACGACCCTATTCAGGAGTTACGAAAATTGTTATTAACTTAAATGAGTCTCTAGTATGAATAGAATTATAATTATTGGAAATGGTTTTGATTTAGCTCACAATTTAAAGACTGGATATCAGGATTTTATTAATGACTATTGGGCAACTGTTGAAGAACAGGTGTATGGTAGATACTGGCAGTGGTTAGACCAGCATTATGAAGGATCCAAACACATCCCTGAAAATTACAAAGATAATTTTGTGTGTATTGAAAAAGAATGTGGTAAAACTGAAACCAATAAAGTTTGTTTTTCATATAATGAAAATAGTCCTTTTGGTAAACTATGTACATTAATCGATGAGTATAATAACGTCCCTAATGCACTAGTGACAGTTCATTTAAAGTTTAAAAATCGATTTTTTGAACGTATATCTCGTCAATATTCCCTCATTAATTGGGTAGATATAGAAAACGAATATTATGATGCATTGAAAGAGCTACTTCAAGAAGAAAATCTCCAAAAGCAAAACGAAAGTATCCGTATTCTTAATAAAGAGTTTGATGATGTAAAAGGATTGCTAGAAGAATATCTAGCCAGGATTACTGAAAACACAGAACTAAAACAACATCAATCTATACAACAGGCTTTTTCTAGTTTTATAGAACTTGACGAAATTGCGACATGTAAGCAAATTAAATTTGTTGATTCGATTTTTTCTAGTATGTTTCGTTTAGGGGATTTTGTTGACTTTGAGCTAGATCAAGAAACAGATGCTCAATATACTCTATGTGATACAAATGATGAGAAGCGTGTATTGTTTCTTGAAAAGAATATTAATTCTGAGTCTTTTAAAAAGAATCACTTAGTACCGTATTCATTAATATTGAATTTTAATTATACAAAAACAGCTGAAAAATTATATGTCAAAAATAATAACTGCGAAGTTATCAATATTCATGGAGAACTTAACAATGAAAACAATCCCATTATATTTGGATATGGCGATGAATTAGATGATGATTATGAAAGAATAGAGAGATTACAGAATAATGATTTTCTAGAGAATATTAAGTCTATACGATATCATAAAACAAGAAATTATAGAAGCCTTTTGGAATTTGTTGCATTAGGTCCGTATCAGGTTTTTGTAATGGGGCATTCTTGTGGAAACTCTGATCGAACATTATTAAATACTTTATTTGAGCATGATAATTGCCTATCAATTAAAGTCTTTTATCGACAATACGAAGATGGGACAGATAATTATATCGATTTGATAAAAAATATATCTCGTAATTTTAATAATAAGCCTAATATGCGTGATATAGTTGTAAACCGAGAAAGTTGCTCTCCTTTGGTGCCGTGCCGGTAAAAAAAGAGGTAGCCGAATAAGCTACTTCTTAATTATATATTGTTTTCTCCCAATCATCCAGCACAGTTACATCCCATTTTGGAAGGTCCGGATTAATATAAGTTACTGACCTGCCATACACGGAGAAACTTTTTCCGATAAATTCGCTGATAGCTTCGTTTTCTCCTTGTTGTAAACAGATATTCATAAAGACATGCATTTCATCCCAGTTGGTAGGTCCGATGAATAGAGATTCAATAAACCGACCTTTAACGGGAACATCGACAACCTGGTCTTTTATCCGGCCAACTAATGAAACAGCTTCTTCAAATGTCATTCTTGTAATTTTAGAGCAAAACGAGTGCAGAATTTGCTTAATCACATAAAAGCTATTTCAAACTGGAGAATTTTAGTATCTCAAAATGTAATTCCCGTATCCATAGTTCTATTAAGAAAAATATTTTCGTAGCTCTTCGATTGCTTGTAATGCACTTCGGACTATAACGTATTTATTTCGGCAACTTTCAGCCTGTTTTTGGAACTCTTTTTGATATTCTGATTGTTTCCCCACCTTCGTTTTAAACTCTATACAGAGAGAAGCAAAACCCTTTTTGGGAATAAGTACAATCACATCGGAAACACCGGGCTTCACTCCTTGGCGTTTAAGGTTAGCTGCTTCACGTATATGACGGCTTCCACCATTCGGAACGGCAAATATAAGTTTGTCAGGAATATTAGGGAAATATAAAGGAATCAGTTTAAAGAACTCTGTTTGTATGCGAGCTTCCTCGTTATTATGTACTTCTCTAAAGCGCGGAGGATTATGCTGATCTGCATAGCAATTATAACACATAAAGTCGGTACCGATCTTAATAACCGATACCGTTTCTCTTCCGCATAAAATGCACTTTTCTTTAGTCATTATTCAAAATAAGCTAAATTGTATTGGTCTTCTACCTACTACTGCTATCGTTCTCTCATGAATTGGGCACTGCGAAGCATAGGAACATCTCCCTGACATAGCAGAAAGATGCGCTCCATGCCATTCATCCCAATCTGTTACATTATTAGCAGAGAGGAAATTTATCAGTTTCATGCAGCAGAAGCCACGTTCTTTCTCTTGACCTCCTGTAACTTCGAATAATCCATTATTCTGTGGACGTTTCATTGAATTCTTTCTTGATTTGAACTATGCGGTAAACAAGAATCTACCGCATAGCAGATTTATTATTTATTTCTCGACGCTTCCAAAACAGGAAGGTTTGTTTCCGTTGGTATGTATATCACAGTTTTATCATTCAGATTGCTTTGTTGACGTACCCACAAATATTGGATATATGCAGGAGTAATACTTCCATTTTCAATTTTAATCGCTTCGGCAGCACCTTTGGCACGTTCGATTTCAGCTTGGGCATTCAGTTTTTCAGCTTCCAGATTAGCTTTAGCTTCTTCAATCTTTATTTTACGGTTTTGTTCTGCTTTAGCGAATTCAGCCTTTCCAGACATTTCTTGCTGCCAAACGTTATAATAAGGGAGGGTAACAAAACATCCCACAACAATTGCGACAAATACGATAGCCGCCAAAATTCCAAGTTTATTCATACTTTCTAATATTGGGTTTTATAAAGCCGCCCAAGGCTTATTAGTTTATTATTATTATATTTGCAAAAAAAATATATGTCAACAATATATCGTAATAGAACAATCCGCCCTTCAAGTAGACTTGAAACATCTGTATCTTATAAAATCAATACAGAGAAAGTCACGACAAATGATACATTGGTTATTACCATTAACCATGAAAGTGAAAATTTTAATAAAGAATTTACTTTTTCAGGAGAGAAGGTTGCAAACCGTTCCTCAATACACTTCAGATATATCAATGGAGAAATCATTTGGTCACCAGTTCAGCCTGATTAGATTCATATCTTTGCAGTTACTAGTCAATTATCAAAATTTCCCGGTATGCAATGTCTATCTCATTCGTCTTCTCATTCTCATTGAAACAATAGCAAAGAAACCATTTCAACGCACCTTCATTCTCATATTGTGCTTTCCACATTTTACCATTATAGAGAACTGACGGTTGAGAACGAGTATAATCCATGAGTATTTCAAAATCAAGTCTACTCATCACAGCATGAGTATCATCAATTAGTATCAAGTAAGTTGGCGGCTGTTGCCAACACATCCCATAAGGATGCGTCATAGGTGGAATAATATTATCTTTATTCATTATTTTATTGTTTTGAACTGTTTATCCAAAGAATCTATATACAACCTTATGGCATTATTACCGGGCAATATTACTATATTGTCATCTCCGAACTCCGCAGCGATATTCTTTAATTCAATAAGACATGTCGCATCCAGCTCGATATAAAATCTACTATTTTTCTCGTAAACCTCTACATGGATTATTGAATGAGAAAACGAGAAACAGTTCTCGACTCTTTTCTTTATCAGTTCTATATTCATATTTAATTTGATTTTTACATTTCTTTTTTAAACAAGTACACTGCTTGGATTTCTCCCATTGAAAAAGAGACAAGCTCCCAACCGTTGCTTCCAAGTTCATTTAATTCCAATTCGGACAATAAATCCTTCTTATTGCGGATTCTCGTTTTATATTTAAATATCTTCATTATTATATTAATTTGAATGTTTTGCTGCAAATTCTATCAACTTGACAAGAACTGTCACTGGGTGTCCGTAAAACTCTTCAGTCGGTTCGCCACTCTCCATATTTATAACTATTCCCACGAGGCTTCTGCGTCCAAATCCATCGATTTCACCGGGGTGAAGCATTATTCCAAATAATGTTCCCTCACGATTGAAAGTGCTCGGAAGCAGTTGAAGAAGCCGTGTTGTAGAGAATGAGGCGCAATAATCTTTTTTATTTGCCAAAGTACTGTCTAATGAATACGTCCCGCTACTCAAATGGAAAGAAAGGTCGCTCATAGACTTTGGAATCCCAGAGTTTATTAAAATCTCGGAATCTCGTGCCCCAGTTCCCATAATCTTTCGGGATATAGGAACACGGCAATAACAAACCCTGTCGTTTATACTTGGTTTTAATACTTTGCTTATTATTTTATTCATATCTGTTTTGTTTTGAATTATTCTTCGTCGTCATAGTCTGAATCAAAGATGCGAGCAACCATATCGACAATATTTTCTTCTATATCCTCGGTAGAACCTGTTACAGCATTAGCGATATTTTTCTTCTCTTGAATTATTCGATAAACCTTTTCGTCAATAGTGCGTCGGCCAAGGAAGTAGTAACAGGTAACAGAGTCTTTTTGCCCGATACGGTGTGCCCGGTCTTCACACTGACAGCAATCAGCATACGTCCAAGGGAATTCAACAAAAGCGACATTACTTGATGCAGTAAGCGTTAAACCAACTCCAGCCGCTTTTATCGAGCAAATGATTATATCCGCTTTTGGATTGTTCTGAAAGGAATCAACCGCTCTTTGCTTCTCATCCTGCGAATCTCTACCGGTAACAGATACGGCAGTGGGAAAGTAACGTTTCAGTTGATCTACAACTTCATGAAGCGAACAAAAGAGAATTATCTTCTTTCCATTCTCTCGGAAGTCTTTCACAAATTCAATAACATCGCGTACTTTTCCACGTGCGGAGATCTGCCGTAGAATATTGATACGTACCATGACTTCCCCTCGCAGAGCCTTTTCAATCTTTTCATCGTCGGCATCCTTATATTTCTGTAGATACATAATAAGATCACGCTCTGCATCCATATACTCCTTACGATTAGTAATTTCACATGTATTTACCTGGCGTATCTTATCTGGAAGATCTGTAAGGACGAGAGACTTTTCACGACGAAACATACAATATTTCCATAAATTGAAGTTCAATTCTTTCAAATTCGATGCTTCTCTTTGTCCGGAGCAGTACCGGTTAACAAATGGTTTGTAGCCACCGAAATCATCCATACGGTTTAGAATTGCCAGCTGTGGAATCAAATCTTTAGGCCGATTTACTACCGGTGTTCCTGTAAGCTCTATCACCCATTCTTTACCTGTACAAATACCCTTGCAAAACTTTGCCTGTTGAGTAGATGCAGACTTACAGCGATGGCTTTCATCAATGATAACAGACTTGAATAAATTGATTGAGTTTCTAAATTCCACATCGCGCAGCGTCCAGCCTTCGGCTTTCTTTATGCGTTGTACGAAGTATTTCTTTAGTGATTCATAGTTTACGATAAAGACTTGATGCATTCCTGTTTGATAAAAGAAGGTCCATGTATCACGTACTTTATCTGTGAGTACCATTGCTTTTTTATCCGTAAACTTCTCCCATTCCCGTTGCCAGTTGATTTTCAATGATGATGGGCAAATGACAAGACAGGGAAAAGCGTTCGCTAGATTGATGGTAGCAATACTTTGTAATGTCTTTCCGAGTCCTGGTTCATCGCAGTTCATGAAGCGCTTTAGCTCCAATCCCCGGGCAATACCTTTGAGTTGATAGGGATAAGGCTGAATTTTTAAGCTATGCGGAATTATTAGATCTGGAAGTTCCGGAACATCATAAGCAATATCTTCCTCTTTCTTTGTAGTTCCGCTCACCCAATTTATATTTTCAAACTGCTGTATCTGATAAATCATTCTTTCAAGATCAACTCTACTCCGTGTAGGTACTATCCAAACTTTTCTAGCACCGTCAAAACGTCTTCCAGGAATCTGCCTGATCCGATCTACGATAGAAGGTTTATACTTAAAAGATAATTCAAAATTATCTCCTTTTAATTCGATATTCATGATTTAGAGTATTTTGTAGGGGGAATTATCCCCCTATAGTGATTGGTGTTATGCAGTTGCATCTAAAGGAGCTGGAGCTTCTATTTGCTTCTTTCGCCCTCTTTTTTTAGGTTTATCTTCAATTATAACGGCTTCTTCCGGTTCGTCTGTATCAAAATCAAGACGTTCCTGTCTGACTCCCCATTTCTCTTCAAACAGATAACTCTCAACTTCTGCGTCACAAGCTGCCGCATCAATGCTCAATTCTTCATAGTAAGGATAGTCTGCATCAAGGAGAGGAACGAAGATTTTCAGATCAACAACTTTGCCGGACTGAAGTAATTTAGCCCCCATAATAGTAATTCCAGACACACCGTCGACACTATCGTTTGCATAGCCGGTTATGATGTAATTTTCAAGAATCTCTGAATAGCCAGGAGACGTAAAACTATCCTTATTAATATTGGCAGCTTCCGGCTGTTCGCACAATACGACAAGATGTAATTTAAGACGATTAAATGTCTCTCTTAAGTCACTATGAATGATCTGATCGCAGTTCTTGCTAATTACATTCGTGTAGTTTGCTTCCGAAAAACGTTCATTGTACACTACATTCAAGCGGTCCTTTTTAATAATCGCTTTCTTGATTTCATTTTTTGCTTGTTCCATAATCTTCTTTAGTTGATAAAGTGATAATACTAAACGTTGATACAACTCCCATTACGGCAGCCGTAGTTATTTCTCTAGTTGTAGCATCTTCTCTTTGAGAGAAAGATAATGCCGTAAACAGACCGATAACGGATATTCCGATTGTGACTCTTCTTAGATTTTTCATGATAATTACTTTTTGTTGTTAAACATTCCGGACATTTGCATTTCTGCCTTAGCTTTACTTATTACAGTTACACACCACGATAATTGATGTGTTGCCGTCCGATTGCAACGTTCGCACCAATCAACTAAGTATCTCTCTTCCCGACATAAAGAATTGACTAGAGCATTTATCGCTGTCGCTGTTGCTTTCGCACTTTTTGCCGTGTCTACAAGCGTCTGCATGACCTCGGATTTCATTGCCTCATTGAGCCAATATTTTGAATCTGCGAGCAATTTGCCGGAACGAGCAACATATACAGCTAAGTCATTACCGCGTTGTACAACTTCTGCTACATCTTCGCTCATAGTTATATTAAGGAATGAATCTATATTGGTTAATTCGGCCAATATTTGTTCTTTTGATGTAATAAGTAAATTCATATTGTTTTATGGTAAAATATAATCAGACCATTAATTGCCACCACTTAAAAGCAAGGTCCTCGTATTTCTCTTTTCCTCTGATGTATGAAGGGTGTTTCCGGTCGGTGATAAAATGCTTGAAGATTCTACAATTCTTCTTACTGATAGCATAAATAAAATCTTGTTTGCTACCGGCTATATCCATATACCATGCCCGGGACCGGTCCCAGTCAAAGAAATCTATCGCTTCATCAAATTGTGTTTGGGACTCTGCGAAGGTCGTTTTTAAATCACCTCCAAAGTTGAAAGAAGACAACCACCAATCCCATTTACACCGTGTATCGAGATGATAAACAAAGTTCCCATAAAAGAACTCTTGTTGTTTATTAACCATAAACTTTTGTGTATCGGACTGTGCTAAAACGACAGCTAGAAATTGATCCTTTTCTGCTTCTTTCCGGAGAGCCTTACGCATTTCAAGCCCTAGTTCAAATTCGTCTTTCGTATACACGTAATCGTCTACCATTAACTTGTCATATCTTACACGCTCGTTTTCTGTAATAAGAGCATCTACAAGAGTTCCAAACTTGAATGCCTTCTCTTTATCCCCGTATTGAGCACGGGGATAAAGATAGTTCTTAAGCTCTGTCAGATCTGAATTACTGACCTCCGGACGAGAGTAATATGAATCAGGATTTGACATAGCTATTTGGCTTTTACATCTGCTTCATATCGGATGAATTTTGATTCGATATGCTTTTGATCTTTACTGTTCGCCTGCTTCTCGCAATAAGTAATCATCTTTTTAAAGATTTTCTCCAGTTCTTCAACAGGCAACGTTTGACCTTCGTTTATCCACCACATCTGGAATATTTCTAAATATCCCTGCTGATGAAGTACAACAATCTTTTCTTTCACCTTGGCGTTAGTCGGTGGAGGAGCAATAGAAGCGGCAGCTTCCATAAAAAGACTACCTATAGAGCTTTGTTGTGCCTTCAGTGCAGCCTCTTGTTTTACTGCTTCTTCCTCCTTTTTCAACTCTTCCATTCTTTTGGCTGCAGCTTCTTTTTCACGTTGTTTACGCAATTCTTCCGCTTTGGCAGCTTCCTCTGCATTAGCGAGACGAAGTTGTTCCAGCTCTGCAAGTTCTTTGCGTTTAGAGGGAACACGGTCGGTAAGGTCTTGTTTAACGCTTACAATCTTTGCCTTATACTGTTGAGCGTATTGCTCATATTTGCCCTCTAGAACATTTCGGCGAATCTCCTTTTTTGTTTCTTGACTAATATAGTAAGTCGCAGAATCCGCACTAAACTTATCAAAATGAGATTTGGGATAATCGGTCTGAAAAACTGTGATTCCTATAACTTCACGATCGAAATTCTCATAAGTCAAGTTGGAAAATATTCCCTGCAATTCAGAAACTTTACTTGAAAGATACTGGTTGAAATAAGAAAGAAGGCTATTCTCTATCATTTGTTGATAGTTTGCTTTCTCTGTTTCAATTCTAGCTCTCTGTTCCGCTTCTCTCTTTCTTTTTTGTTCCTCTTCGTATTTAAACTTGGCATACTCATTGCGCTTTATCACAAGCTTTCCAGGAATTGTTGAAGGATCCTTAGGATCAATTTGTTTTTCTTGGGAGGTGAAAAAAGAACGTATTCTATCAAATATCTGCGTAATAGGTTTACGACGTTCATCCATATTCTTGAGTGTTACGCTAACCTTTTTCAAGTAGTCGGCTGTAGCCTGATCTATTGTTTCATTCATACCTTCTCCTTCGATAGTGTCAAGGAGAGCTTGCCCGGCTTCATTACACTTTTTGACAGAATTTGTATTCTTCCCCATTATATCTGGAAAAGATGACAGAATATTTTTTGCTTCGTCTATTTTGATTAACTCTGTTGCCATATTATTTATTTTAATCGGTTAGTAAGTATTAGAATCCACCGTCTTCATCATCATCGGAGACTGGCACCTGTACAGGTTCTGGAGCTTCCAGTTGTTTTTCTTCACCGAAAGGAATATTAGGATTATCCACAGTCTGAACGGGTTCATTAACCTTGTCTTCATCCACCAAGCCATAGTCGATAATTTCTTCCTCTTCTTGATCAGAATCCATAATAGTAAACTTACCTGTACGCACTTTAGGATAAGCATCAAACGCATGTTTGATCATCTTATTCTCAAGGAACCCAGGGTCAATGCTTCCATTATTCGAAGTATAGAGTGCATTGGCTTTACCCAATTCACGTCTTTTAGTTTGATCGTTCCACTTCGAATTTGCTTTTTCACTATAATGTTTCAATCGTTCGATATCACCTTCCATCAACCATTGATAATCTACCGAGTTGTCATTTCGTACAATACGAATGAATGCAGCAATAACTTTGGTTGAAGTACGGGGACATTGTGCTTCATACTCGATATTCTTTATACCATTAACTAAGGATGCTTTAAAATGATCTCCCTCATATACAACGACTGGATTATCCGCATACTTGATTTGCCCGGCACGCATACGCATTGTCAGTTCGCCATACCCGGTAACTGAAACATAGGCACGTTTTTCATAAATATCATATCCTTGTGCATTCTTGTGTCCGGTTTTACTGCTTCTACTAAGTATATAGCAAAGTGGATGTCCTGTTTGATCTAGTGTAAGACCGTTGACTGCTATATCAAGAAAACAGCCATATAGAGACATCTTTGTCGAATCTGCCAAATCAGGATTATCACGAAGAAGTTTTTGAAAGTTGAATACTTCTTTATGATACATTTGCTCCCCCTTATCTGTTCCCCAGATAGCATTGTACATTTGAACGAATTTTGCCTGTACATTTTCACTTTCGACAATTTTCGTTGCTGGAAGTGCATTTAGCTCTTCCACTTTTACCTCAATAATTTTAGTCATAATTATTTAAATATTAGTGTTTTATTAATCTCCTTGATATACTCCACGTCTATATTCCTCCATTAAAAGAATATCTTCGGCCGTGGGCTCTATGCTTATATCTTTTTTATCAGGTTTAATCTCTACAGAAGTAGGAACATAATTCTTTTTCTGTTCTTCTCTTTCTGCAATCTGCTTTCCGATATTATCTTGCAGAGTTTGTAACACTTCTGATGATTTCGGTATATATCTCATACAGCGATCTGCATTAGTTGTTTGATAATGTTGTCCGGAACTTTATTATGCAAATCCATCATTGCGCTAGCTGTTTCCAGTTCTGACCGCTTTACATAATATTTTCCTCTTTCCTTATTATTTGCCGGATAAAACTTAATCCAGGCTTTTTCGCGCCATTCAGTAATAAGGCGTTTTCCGTATATATCTTCCGCTTGGGATATTGTTACTACTTCGGGGAGTAGTCCCAGCATCGTTAGCGTTTGAACAGTCCCAATTTTAATACATCGGGCGACCATCATTTCGAAGCAATTTTCCATAATCTCTTAATAGGCTGTTTCTTATTACTTTTGAATGGTGTTGAGCTGATTTTTATTACTGAAACACATCTGCACCTCTATGCTATGCTGCCTGATTAATATTGATTAGAGTTCATATACTTCTTCAATTCGATTTCTTCTTATTCTTGCCCGCCGACTCCGGTTAAGGTCGTTGTTGCAGTCAAATGCAATTTGAAAGGCAATAATTCCAAGAAATGAAAGAGCGATTAACGATTTCTGCAATTGCTTGAAGTCGATATTTAGAGCAAACACTCTATTTATCCACCAAGCCCCGAGTTCGTTTAGTTTGCTGGTTCCTGTCTTTTTGTAGGCTTTATCCAACAGGACATTTACCGTTCCGTAGGCAGTACCTAACCTATCGGCAATCTCCTTCTTTGCCAGACCACAAGCAGCCAATCCCGCAATTTGATTTTCCCGCTTGGTTAGGGCAGAATCAGCTTGCAGTTCCATGATGCAATGTTTCTAATTCGGCTGCCGCTCTGGATACTCCTTTGGTGACTTCCAAAGCTTCGTTAGCCATTCGTACAGCGACATTCAACACTTTAGCTTTGTAGGTTGAGCGGGCAGAAGCAGGTTTGTTGTTGAGGATATTGTGCACTGTACCCTGTGAGCATCCTACTTCTTTCGCAATCTGCTTTTCATATCCGTAAGGCAGATTTGCTTTGATAGTTTCTAGTTGATTTCCCATATACATTATTATATTATAGTAATTAGTTCCCTGGAAGGCGGCCAAGCCCGCCAAGGATAACGTATCGCTGTTGTGCGGATGATTAAAGGTTCATTCTACCTCGTAGCCTCTTTCAGATTCTCCGTTATCGGAAGGCGCATTCTCAAAGGGTTTGCATCGAAAACTAAGCCAGCATGCTTTATAATTTTAACCTTTGACTTGCTCGCGAGTTGCTGATTATTCGTTAATTAAACGAACCTCAACAGGGGGCAACTCTTTTTAACTCACGGATTCCCGCCGTGCCTGTCTCTTGGTTCGTTGTTTTCTTGCTGGTTAGAAATCAGCTTTAAGTTTGAGTATCCGGAGAACTTCCTTGAGTTCGCTGTTGGTATAGTTCCTGGCAATCTCAATACTTACGCAATTATGATTAGCGGCTATTTGGATGGCTCGCTCTTTACTTACGGTGTAGATTTTCTGTTTCATACCTGATTGAGTG